AGCACCAGATCCACCAGTGCCACTGTCATCTACGTATATTCTTGATCCAATTTGGAATGTAGGTTGAGAATCTTCAATGCTTGTGGTATTAACAAATCCTTTACTTACAGAATCAATATACGCAACTTCTCCAGAACCATTCTTTAACGTTCCTGGAATGAATAAACGTTCGGATGTAGCAGGAATAGATCTTTGAGTTACTTTACTTTCGTAGTTAGACTTAACTGGTAGAGAATAGAAGTTCTCTCCAAGGATATAAGGATATGCAGGAGTATTAGTAGCATCAATAGTTACAAAGTATGCATATGTACCTTGTGGATATTCTGGTGTGACGCAGAATCTACCATTGTTGACATCGAGACGAGTCTTACCTGTATCAACAGTAGCAATCCATTCGTAGTCGTCTACAAACGTTCCCATGTCATATGGAGCGTCTACTGGACCATCAGTTCGACTGGATTTAAGCTGATACCCACTATTCATCCTCGCAATGGAGGACTGATCAGATAGTGGATTACTAAAACCGTAAGGACCATAGATAGGATTGCCATCATAAGCATATCCTAGGATGGGTGAGTGTGTTAAAGTGGCGGTCTCTTGGAATTGAGTTGGTGTTAAATTGTCCCCTAGTCTAAAACGAAGACGTTTGGGGTTTGCAACCACTCCGTAGTAAAATTCATTTTCTATGAGGTCTTTTATTGCAAGACCACCATTATCATCAATGAAATTAGAATTATTAAAAAATCGGTCTTTTACCCAACGGTAAATTGTGGCATTTGCAGTGGCAGGATTATTTCTTGCCTCTTCTACAATTTGTACTCGTACATTCTCTTGAGTATAGAATTTACCGCCATCAACTTTTTCAAATCCAGTAATCTTACCTTTGGTATCAACAGTTGCTCTAAATTCTCCAAATCTACCTTTTCCTGCTAAATCGGTAATAAGAACAACTGGAGGTGCTGAATAATATTCTCCAGCATTAATCAAACGAATACTAGTAATTTCACCAGAAGTTACAATAGCTTCTGCTACACCATTTCGCCCACTAACAATTTCTACTAGAGGGTCTGCTGTGTAATTCTTATCGAGACGAGTAAATACAGAGTTTACAGTATCACCGACTAAAGTTGACAAAGCTAGTTGCTCTTCACCATTAATAAGGACAAAAGGAGGTTTTGTATATCCAGAACCTCTAGAGGTCAATGTGTAAGATTCGATGTTGCCATATGCAATCTGATCCTCGCTTTTATATCCAAAAGCAATACTACCGTCTACAAATACACCAATATCTCTGAATGGTGTTTTGTATACTTCAGTGGTTGTACTGGTAGATTTTGGAATGAGCTTGAGTTGATTTGCATCAACCAAGTTAGGTTGATCTTCACCAGTAAGAATAGGTGTAGATGGATATGAGGAAGTAGCAATATAGTAATACTGACCGTCTTGATAGACAGCACTAACATCAGCCAAATATTTTTGAAGTGGAAGACCTACACCAGGATTAAGAGGAACTGAAGCATAAGCACCAGTGGTATTTACTTTCCACCTTACAGATCTAGTTGATTCGTCATAAATGATTGTATTTCTAGTTTCAAATCCAGGTTTAGAAATCTGAATCTTATCTCCTGTTTGAGAGTAAGGATATACTACATCTGGAGAAAGTTTTGTTAGAATGCCATATAGAAGCAAACTAACATCATCACTTCTTACATTAGAGTAACTAGTTACAATGTCACCGACATTGTGAATTCTCGTGACAGTTCCACGTTCTTTAATAACAAACTGTCTAGCAGTCTTTCCTTCGTACTCAATGATCTCACCATTGATCTGTATAAACCCTTCCTGGGAACTCCAACCTAAAGTAGAGTCTACAGTGATTGTATCGTTAGTTGTAAGAGAGGTCCCCAAAACCCTGTCCAGCACTGTCTTTTGGGGGATGTTAAAATTGCCATTTACAGAAACAGGGTCGATAATTAGATTATAAAGACCATAGTCTCCTACTTTACCAATTTGGATTATATTCTCTACATTAGCAGATGCATATGAAGATCCAATAGAATTCTTATCCTCTTGCTGGATAATAGTCTTACCAATCAATTTATTGGCATCACCACTCAAAACGATTGCTTGTACTGCAAATACAGCAGACCAATCAGATTCTGATACCTTTACGGTACTATCTTTTGGAAAGTATGTAGTTGGAATATCATCAGCTCTCTTTGATACAATAGTATTGAAGATGAATCTGATAGATTTGTTGCCACCTTTAGTTTTGTAGAAGTCTCCAATGTTCTTGATTAGGAGTCTCTTGTCTACATCATCCTTCAAGTATGCTTCTGGGAAGTTAACTAGATACTCTCGCTCAAATGCCCTTACAAAGGCATACAAGAACAGATGACTTAAGTTATGTACATCTTCACCAACATAGTGGTCTACTGCTGATGTAGACACAAATGTGGACTCATTGTGTAGGTCTCCGAGAATGGTTGTACCACTCACTCCTCTAGAGACATCTAAAAATTCTGTATCTGTTCTCTCTTTATAGAAACAGATTTCTGTTCCAACTCTAATATATCCGTTCTTCTCTGGAAATGAACTAGCATCAGCGACTACCAAAGTCGTGGAGGATGCATTTACAGTCAAAGCAACTGTAGTAGATTCTTTCAGTAAATTCTTCTCATAAAAATCAACATCACGATATGTCGTAATGTTGCTGATGATATCAAGAGGTTGACCGACCGATTCCTGTTGTCGATAGTATGCTTCTAAAATACTCGAAAAGTTTTCGTATTCAGAAACAATAAACCCAGGAAGTTGGTCTTCAATTAGAGCCGAAATCTGTGTACTCATCTATTACTCTGGATATACCGCGAACTTGCTGTTTGCAACATCTAGATCTAGATACATGTGTCTAGATGCATTAATGTCGTTGTTACGTGGGATCACTCGAACCGAGATTCTGTTGTCAAAGAAGGTTCCCTGTAAGATGGTTACATCATATAATTTGATTTCGCCTTCTTCATAATCAACATCGCCAATATTGTCGTTCAGGACAATCTTTTCACCTGTACCAGGATCCAATCTATATAGGACGATTTTACCATCCCTGTCTTCAAAATAAACAACAACATTGGGATAAGCAGTGACCTTGAATCCTGTTGACATAACAACAGGTCCATCTTCAGGACATGACAGCTTGAATGGGTTCTGGAAACAAAGTTCGTAGTAAGTAGTAGTATTGATTTGTGGATAGAAATCCTTCCTCATCATTACTGTTGTAGTGTTAGAAGTAACAGAACGATCAGCGTTATCAATTACTCCAACATACTTACTATATCTAAATTTACCGTTAAATTTCTCTGTATCAGATAGTTTAGTATACTCTTCTACTGAATTAGTAACTTTAGTTTTAATATCAGTGGGGAATTGATTTGTAATGCGTGTATTGAAACTGACTCTACTATCTAACTCTAGATACAAGATTGATGGATCCTTGATCTCTGGAGTGACTGATGCCACAGCATAGTCTTTCAATCTATCAATAATCTGCTTTTTAGTTACACTAGAAAGTGTAGCACCACTATCTGGTTTGATGACAATCTTGACTTTACCAAATTCAGGGTATCTCTCCTCTTCACCACCATATGTAATGATGTCAGATACCGCAGGATAAATCTGTCTTACGATAGCACCATAGTCCATTGCAGTAACTGCTCTGTTCTGTGTGGCATATAGTTTAGGAGCATTGAACTTAATCTTATCAATACTTTCAATTCCAGCTCCACCATCAGATGCAGAGACTGTTGTGATGTTAGTTACCGTAAGTGGGTAAGCAACACCGTTATTATCCTGCAGAACACCACTAAATGTAAATACACTAGCGCCGTTTGCTGCAGCACCACTAGAAATTAAGTATGATACCTCAACGAAGTTATTATTCTCTAGCGCAGATCCAACTACACCATCACCAAAAAAGAGTTGATATTGCTCGTCAGCATTTTCATCTACGTAATAGATCTTGTCAGATGCTCCAATATCAATAATATTGTTAATCTGATTGTAGTATGCAAACTCTGATGAGTTCTCGATAGGGAATACTTTGACACGAAGTGTGCTAGTGTCCGCACCGCTGTTCTTTAGAATGAACTTTTGATTTTTTAATACTGTAGACTTGGTATAAGTCTCTTCAATGAGAGTGCCTTCTTGGAGTACAACGTTCTCAAAAATTGCTTGACCGTTGATAACTCCCGCTTTATAATCATCAATTACGACAAAACGATATAACTGATCATCAAATGTAGTAACAAATCCCGTGCCCTTCTTCAAGGTAATGACACTTGGGTATGTTCCTGTAAAATTTACTTGAAAATTAACTGTTGCTTGCGGAGAAACAATAGACTTTGGTTTATATCCTAATTGTTTCGCAAGAGATACAACGTTATCGCGGAGTGTTGCTGACTCCAAAAACAACTCATTAGCCACCATGTTCGTGTTGAACGCGGTGTAATACGTATTATATGCTAGTACATCTAGCAAATTACTCCAAGCAGACCCTTCAAAATCAAAATCGACAAAATCAGTCTGTGCTCTCAAGTAATCTTTGAGCGCAGTCTTAATATCTGCAAAATCTAAATTATTGACTTGAATGTACTTCATCGGGTTCTCTGTAAGAGGAAGTTGACGTTTTGAGGTGGTTCGTCTTGACGACCACGGATAGTGAACTCTATCTCAACATCAAAAGCATTATCATCAAAGTTTGGGTCAACTGACAAATCTGTCAATGTGACCCTAGACTCGTATTTCCTCAAAGTGGTTCTGATTTGGTCTTCGATCAAACCCGCTGTACCAAAATCAAGTGGTTCAAATAATAATTCAGAAATACCACAACCCAACTCATCATCGAAGAATCTTTCTCCAGGAGTAGTCAATATAAGATTAACAACTGACTGCTTAACAGATGCATCGTCTTTAGTTACTAATAAGTCACCCGTAATTGGATGAGGCTTCATAGTAACTTTCAAATCTTTAAAAGACTGTTGGTTGGGCACAATAACACGATTTATTGTTTATTTATGGTCCTTTTTCTTATCTTCTGTCTTGCTCTTTTTTAAGAGCTTGTCAGATTCAATTTGAGTGATAAGAGTCATTCCTGATTTGATAAAATCTTTGCTCTTATCAGTTGGTGAATTACCCATTTTCTTTCTCCTTTAGTGTTTGCCAAAAATAATCATCGGTGTCTCCAAGGCGTCCCCAGTCGATTCCTGCCTCTACTTGGTATTCTATGGTAGATACTTTAAAGTCAGGGAACTTGGGTTCCTGTGGGGTTATAGAGAGGTCATAC